GATACCCGGGCTGCATTAACAACCGACAGATCCGTACCCATATGTGAAACGTACTCAACCGCACCTATACCATCACCAAAGAGATCAACTCTCATCGGGCCTCCTGTATACGCCCACTACATAATTTTCAAGAATCATGTAGTGAGTTCTCTCCTTCAAGGTTACTTCCTGGATCATCGATCTATCCACAACAATTCTGTTGTTATCAATATTCCCGTATCTAAGGTGCCGGAATTGCTTATCACAATCTGTTGCAATATCAATTACAGATGCTTCAATATACTGATCTTGCTCTGGGTTATAATCTTCCGGCAAAAGAACACCTGAATTAGTTTCATTTTTCTTTACATGTGGTACGATTAATAGGTGCCTGTTCACTGGCTTTAGCATTTCTATTTTAGAGTCCATTAATCCTCCCAACAGAACGCTGGCACTTATTGACATAATCGGCCAAGACTTCCATATCAGTCTCTGACTTGTAGAGCCTGTAAGCTTTGACAGCCAGGCGCATCTCTTCCTTAGATAACCAGCCATTCTCATTGTAAGATTCACGCAAGTCTTTTCGCTGTTCCTTGAATGGCTCCATTGCATCCTCAATGGCCACAAAGGTTTTAATATAGTTTGCGAGGTGCTCCTCTTTGGTTAGTAATTTATCGTTGTTAGAACTCATAATTTATCCTTTCTTGTTGAGTTGTATTACAATAATAGTATATTTTATCAGGTTTGTCAAGTGGTTTTAAACAAATTTTATCTCACATGCTCCGCCGGCGCAGGCAACTTCACCTTTGAGGTCCGTGTTATCTTCTTCCTCATTTATTTGAGTCAAATCAATACTTGTCAACGAACCCAGCAGCGCCTCATAAGTTTCCTTTGAACAGTCTTCAAAAGGCGCCTGCTTATACGTATGGTCTGAGAATGGTAATACTGACAAGCCATTATAGCTACTTCTATTATCCCACATCCACTCGCCTACGTCAACCCATTCTGCATCTTTTATTGATACAGTCGCTGAGATGTTGTGTGTATTTTGACCCTTGCGGAAACCAGGCTTGACCCACTCATCAGTGACATGCTTTACTCTTTTTAGTAATTGTAGTGCTGATTCGGTACGAAGGATAGAACCGTCTGGTGCCTTCTGTGGAATGGAAATGACTGCTGTGGTATGTGGACTAAAATATTCATCTTCGATAAGCTCTGGGTGGTTCTGGGCCAAGTATGCGTAAATTGGCTCATTCTTTCCGACTCTTACACGGCGGATGTAATAATCATTGTGCCACGCATGAATACCAGAGGAAGTGCCAAGTGTCAAAGAGGTTGTCCCTGCTGGCTTCACACAAGTGGTCCTTGCAGCGGGGTTGATTCCCAAAAGCTCTGCTGCTCTTTTATTCTCTTCTTTTACACACTTTGCTGCTTCTTTCATATTCAACTTTAAAACAGCGCCGGACGCAATACCAGTCATAGAAACACCTATAAGGGCGTCTCTCTCTGTTGTTCTGCGCCAGATATCTCGAAGATAATGGAAGTCAGTGTACGAAGCTTGCAGGGTGCCGATGAATGTAGCTGCCTTTACCCTATCATTCAAGTCTTCCTGGCTTTCAACATTTGATACATTTACTTCCGTAAGATTACAGAACTGATAGGGTCGTAAACCAATCTCACAACAAGGATTAGTGCCCCAGTCTTTATCGTTTGAAAAATAGAAACCAGGCTCACCTGCTCCTGAAGCTTTAACTCTGTCCCAAAGGTTCATAAAATATTCTTTATCAATCTTATGGCGAAGTAAAACAACAGAGTTGTTAGCGCGTCCTCGTTGCGGATTGGTTTCCCACCAGTTACCTGTCTTTGCAGCAATCATGTCCTCATCATCAGCCGAGAACAAAGAAATCAGAGCAGCCCTACGGATACCACCTGCCAGCACAGCGTCTGCTATATGACAAATCATATCGTGTACTTCGATTGGCTTTAGCTTATCTCCATTTTCCTTCTGTGAGAGCATTCCTTCCAACTTAACCAGGCACTCACGCAGGGGTTGAGGTCCTGGGGCCTTGCCTCCAGAAGTAATGAGAGCAGCACCCTTCGGGCGAATATCTGAATAATCGAATCGGAGTCTTGAGCCTCCGTAAAAGTAAGAACGAATAAGGGCTTTTACTGCGTCTGCCCAGCCCTCAATAGAGTCGTTAACAAGAAACCGACGAGTGCGGTTCATATTTGGTCGCGTAATCTCTGGTAGCTTTTCAACGTGGTGCTTCTGAACTGAATACCCCACACCAGTTCCTCCGAGAAGGAGAAACATTGCTTCTCCGAAGCAGCGCCAGTCATCGGCTGGCATAAACGCACAATTAAAAATTCTATTTGGAGCTACCTCAATTGGTTTGCCGCCAAATTGCATTGACCGCATTGACGGTAAAACCTTCTTATCATAAACCATCTTATAGGCTTTCCTAATTTGAAGTTCCATTTCTGGAAACTTCTTGAGATGCATGTTCATGTTTCTAGTAACAAGTTCATCCCATGTTTCTCTTCTTTTCTCTCCCTCTAAGTACCTTGCGTACTTCATGTGTACCGTGATTTCTGATAAGATTTGATTTGATAGTTCCATTAATTCTTTCCTCCTTCTTTTTTAAAAACCTTATATTTTTCCTTCAAGTTCACCAGTCTGTCTGCAGAAGATTTTTGTATAATATCGTTAGCAGTCTCACCGGTCTGAGGCAAGACTTTTATACTAACGTTACTCGTGTCCATAAATATTGGATACACCAGTCCATCTGGGCCGTTTCTGTTCTTCGCTACAAAGATACGACCTTGATTTGTGTTCTTGTCTTCCACGGTTCTCGACACCGTGAAAATAAAATCTGCTACAAAGCACTTGTTAAACGCTTCCGAAATTGATTCCATGGTAATCACTTCAGCGTTTATTCCAGACCGGTTTGTTTGTGATGCTGTCCAGAGTGGACACTCACAAAATTGAGCTATTCCTCTAAGCTCTTCGTAAATAGTTTCGAGTTGGTGCCTTTTCTCATCTTTTCTGCTATTTTCTGGTCGAATTAGGTCTCCGTAGTCAACAATGATCATATCTGGGACAAAATCTCGCCTTTTTAGCTTCTCAATGTGATTTTTGATTGTTTGGATACTAGCGCTTCTTGTTGGGTATTCTTTGATAATTAATTTACCCTCGACCTGCCTGATTTCATCATAGATTTTCTCTTTGAAAACTGCTAAGTTTTTAAGTTCAACACCAGTGATAGCAGCATCATAACGACCACCCACCACAGTATCCGCAAGCTCAAGCGTATAATGTAAGACATTCTTTCCAGCTTTAACTGCTTGAGCGCCGAGATGAACAAGGACCATTGATTTGCCAGCACCAGTAGGAGCAACAACAACACCAAGCTCGCCCTTCCCAAGGCCTCCTTTAGAAATGTCATCAATATCTTTCCACCCCGTTGTCACTGGGTCTCTTGCTTTCTTGATAAAGCGCGCTTCGAAATCAGCAAGATAGTCATAGCCCAGTGTATTGTCTGACCCTAGCTTTAGGGCATTGTCTATTACTTTTGATACCTCATCAAAAGAAGAGGACTTAATAAGTTCGACAGATTTAATTAGAGCTTCTTTTAGCTTTTGCTTTTTACAGAAGTCAAGAGAAGTGTCTTTAATGAAGTCAGAGCCCTCTGGCAATTCACCGTTGGCCAACACTCTAGCATAGTAGTCTCGTATGCGCGTCTTGACGGACTCGGCTTCTCCTTCCAGGCCTGTGCGTATGATGGACAACATAATGTTAGATGTGGGATGGACTCCATATTTTTCTCGGTACTCCTTGATCTTTTTTACAAAGATCCGTAAATGCTTTAACTCCAAGAAGTTTAGGTCTAACACTTCAAACATTTGGTCTGCAAAGGTTCTGTCACTTAGAACAAGGTGACACAAATCTTCTTGAAATGATTTTCCAAACTTGGAGAAGCTTTTCTTTTCTTGCTCCATTAATCTTCCTTTTATATTTATATGACTATATCACAAATCAACCAGAAAAGGAAGTGATAATATTGTTAAATCTTTGTTCCAAGTCTGTGGTAGTCACAGTTAATACTCCGTCTTGGAGCATTAGTTTTCTTATTTCCGTTTGATTGTAGTGGGGCTTATATTGCTCAAACGTATCGTCAATCCCTTGTTTGGCTTGAATAGATAGCATGGGCGAAGATAATTGCATAATATCATAATTGTTTTCTATTAACTCCTCATTGTCTAAGATGTTTGTGTACACTTTCTGTTTGTT